GACTTGCCAACCTCGGGAGGATGTGGCTTGTTTGCGGCGTCGAGAGTGTGGAAACGAACGACGAAAGATTTCTGGAACGCCGTGAGGACCATCCTCCGTTTCCGAAAGCCCCGCCCTAGTAATCCACACTCCTAGGCGCGGGGCTTTTCCTTTCCAGCGGAAACCTCCCGGACATAGCCAAGCAAGGGAGGAACGCTAAAACGACCGCACCTGAGCTAGTTGGAAAATCAAAGGTTGCTGGATGTGCTTCTTGTCCGATCCAGCGTAATAAGTCGGCTCTCGAAAGGAGCGGCAAACCTTGTGGCTTCGGGATACCGAAAGAGTGCTTACTGCGACAATCCTTCACTCTGCCACAAGGTCCGGTTCGTCCGGTGTTGAAAGCGATGGATGGCTCCGAAGCGAGTATTTCAAAGTTGGATGCAGTTGTTCCCGTAACTGGGACAATTGTATCCGCTTCCGAATCCACCAAACCGAGTCTTGGATTGTTCATGGCTTCACTTAAACGCTATCGCCAGCCATAGAAAGATGATCGTCAGAACCAACGCTGGCGGGAATAGCAGCCCGATGAAAAGGAACATGACGGCGATTAGAATGCAGATGGTTTTCATGGTGCCTCCTTTCTGACAAACTCAGACAGGCATGCCATACAAAACCAGCAGGGACCATTGATAGCCACGTGCGGATGATTAGCGTCAACCCATTGAATGTTACTTTTGGTGCAACCGCAAAGCCAGTCGTGGATTGTTGGAGAAACCGGAGCGATTGGCATTTCAGGCAATGGGCTTTTCCAATCCGGCGAGTATCCGACATGGCCGGTTGTGATGTTGTCGTTCATAGGTCAAAAGGGGATACTGGATTGGTCATCATCATCCTGCGGCTGGTAAGCGTTAGCCTTGGCCACGTTGTGTTGCGTCTGCGGCGGTGCTTGTTGCGCCTCCCTTGGTTTCGGCTCGTATAGACTAAGCCAGCCAGACCAGTCCGGTCCAACGGGAATCGTCTCCAGCTTGATGCTGATTTGTCCTTGCTCGTTCGTAAATGCCTTGCCGACATTGAGGTAACGCTTTTTCTCGTTGCCTTGGTTGTCCTTGTAGGTTCCGTTAGTTGCTACAACGTCAAATGTGTATTTTGCTGCCATTGTTTTAGTCTTCTTTTGTTATTTTGGTTTCAGTCACGATGAACGTCTCAATGCCCATCCGTTTCATTTTAATGAATTTGTCATTCTGCCGCTTGTGCCGGAACCGGACATTGCTTTGTCCGTTTGTGCCGGTGATGAACGGGTGATCCTCCAATGGCATTCGTTTGATTACAGATTCGTATTTCATGCGTCTTTTGTTTGGTTGAAAATCTCAGGGTGTCCTGCGATATGATCGTTAATCGACTCGTGGGTATCGTTCAGCCCGAAATCATGCGAAATGGCCAGCAGTCGCAATCCGTAGCCTTTTGCAAGCTGTCTGGCTTCGTTTCGTTCGCGTTCCATCATCCTCGCAAACTCCGCAGGAACTGGATTGGTTGGCACGTTGATTTGATGATAGCACTGTTCGGCCATCGCGTCACTCTCCGGCGTATCACTCATGGCTTCGTCATCCTTTCTGCTCTTTCCAGTAAGTCGCGCTTTGACTGCATCAGGAAGTGCAATTCGACAACCGCAGCGTCGTGCATCTTGCCTATTTGCTCCTGGTGCCGGTCCATCATCTCGATCTTGGCATCAACTACGGCCATGTCGCGGCGTAGGTGTTCTAGGTCTAGTTCTTTGCTCATTGGTTGGTTTCTAATTCGTTGGTTTCTCGCTGTATGGCTTCCCGCTCGGCATAATGTTCAATTTCCAATGCTAAATCGATCAGCCCTTCGTCTGTCCAATTCGCCGCCCGCCGTTTTGCCAAGTCCTTGGTTCGTTCTAGCAGTTCCGCGAGTCGGTCTGATATTTTATTCGTGGTTGTCATTGTTGGTTTCTATTGGTTTGCCTTCCTGAAATCTCTGAATTGCGCCGTGCAGGTAAAGCGGCAGCAAATCGTTTCTGACTCCATCGCGGAGCTTTACCACTTTAATGCCGTCCTCGACGATGATAAAAAGCGCGTCGGCGTCCTGCTCGATTGCGCGGGACTCGCGGGATTGGCCAGCCTCGTTTAGCTGAGTCGCGGAAATGACCGGGCAATGCAGTTCCTTAGCAAGCTGTTTCAAACTCCCTGAAACTCGCGCAACTTCCTCTTCCCGCGATTCGTTTTTCTGCCGGTTTCCCCGAATCAATTGCAGGTAATCCACGACGACCAGCGACAGCTTGCCGGTCATGTCCCGCAATCGGGTTGCCTCGCCCAAAATACTTTCGACGTTCTGGTTCGCGGTGTCGTCGATCCAAAGCGGCGACTTGGCGAGCATTGCCGTCCATGTCCGAATGTGTTGCATGTCGCCCTTCGTGGCCTTTCTCGGCTGGGTCAAAACGCCGTAGTTGATCCGCCCCAGGGTCGAAAGCAATCTTGCGGCCACGACATGGCGCATCATTTCTAGGCTGAAAATGGCCACGGGTTTGTCGCGCTGAAGGAACTCGCAAGCAATTTGCAGGAGCAAGACCGATTTCCCCCGGCTCGGTTTCCCTCCGATGATCCAAAGCTCGCCCGGTTTCATCCCGCCGCTGATTCCGTCGATTGGAGGGATGCCGGTTGATTCGCCGGGAATCTCGCCCGCTTCGTAGGACGCCGACAGACGCGCTAGGAACTCGTCCATCGCAACCTTGCCGCCAACCGACCTTCGCGGCCCTTTGACGGCGTCCCTGAGCGCAAGCAATAGGCTTTCCGCCTGTCCGATGGCATCGCCGGAGTCGCCAGCCTCACCGAGTCGCACGGATTGGAGGATGGCGAGGCGGATGGCGTAGGTTTCCCGAAGCTGGGTGACATAGGCTGGCCATTGCGCGGAACTCCCGCAAGCGTAGGTGAAGATTCCGACAATCTCGCCGTGACCGCCGACCCGATCCAGCGCACCGGCAATCTGCAAGGACTGGATAAACGGCCCCAGGTCAAATGACTTGTGAGATCGGAAATATCCGGTCAACTCGTCGTAAAGGTGCCGGTGATGGAAAAACATCTCGCCGGTCAATCCCTCGCCAAATGCCCGCCTGACGTTGGTTTCCGGGTTGTCCATCATGCAGGATAGCAGGTATTTCTCTGCCATGACTGCGGACGGGAGTGGTTGCGGCTCGGTCATAGGGAAATGTCGGAGCCTCTAAGCTCGCGGGATTTTGGGGTGGCGCCGTTGATTTGCCGGGATCGGTCTAGCTCGCCGGGGAAGTTGTTCAAAAATGTCAACAAGTCCCGCCGATGCCTCCCGTCATTCCCCTTGGCCATTTCCCGCTCGGTGTATTGGCAGACGGATTCCAAGTCTTCCGGGCTGACTGGCATTGCGGCCTTGAATGCTCGAATCTCTTTTGCGCTCCATTGGGTTGACGGCCGGCGGTTGTAAACCTTAGCAATTCGGATGGCTTCTGGCGATGTTGGGCGAGTATCTTTTGGCTCTTCCTCTTCTCTTCCTTTCCTTTCCTCTTCCTTTCCTCTTCCTATCCTATAGGGTAAGCCTACCCTATTGCTAGGGTAAGTGAATCCATGCGAATTCTCAATCAATCCGTGCCTTTCGACAGATTCCAAGATTTTCTTGTGAGCGGGACAAGATGCCGAAAGATTGCCGTATTGGAACCGGATGAACTTTGGAAGGAACAGTTTGCCGCCTTCCAAGCGTTGCACGCGGTCGCCAAGCTCGTCTAGGGTCGCCTCGGTTATCTTTACCTTGCAGTCTTGTGACGCAAGCTCACAGTCGATCTCAATCAGTCCGATATGGTCGCAATGGTCGAGAATGTAAAACCAAAGCATTTTCGCCGGTCCAGACAAGCGCCGGAACCATGGGTCGGACCATCGGAGAGTTTCGGCAAAGCGTTTCATTTTGGTTGCTTTTCTACCCATTCCGCCCACCGCGAACAGAAGTCATAAACCCCGCTTTTGTCGGCATCTTTAAGCGGCGTGATTTTCCCGTTGTGATGCCAGACCTCAAAGCATGTGGTGTCGCCCCCGTCATTTGTCCCGACAAGCAGCACCGTAAATCTCCCGGTGTTGATAAGGGACTTCAGTGCGGCGTGTTGGCCTCTCGGAATCCTCCCGTTTCTCATGGCCGACTCATGCTTGAATTCCATTCGTAAAAAATGGCCTGAAATTTCAACTTCGCCGTCAATATCTGTCGGAAGGATGCCTCTCGGAAAAGCTCCTTTTAGCCATCCATAAACCTGCGGCATCTTTGACATGATAAACGCTTCTGGCCTCTTGATCCCAGCGTCATAGCAGGCATCCAAAAACTTCAAAACCCTATCTTCTTGGAGGTTCATAGCTTGATTAGTTCCTCCACGATTTGATTGCCAAACACCGTCCATCCGGTTCGTGGGGAGCGCCCAAAAAGCTCAAGGAACGGCCCGGGTGACAACTTTTCGATTGAGTGACGAACAATCTCAGGTTTTGCGCTGTGCGCTCCCCGCTTGCATTCGATCCAGCTTTTCTCAGACCGACTCAAGGCTGTTTGCCCGCCTTTTACGGCAAGCAACATGATTTCGTGGGAGTTGCGCCAGTAGTTGCCAATGCCAAAAGACGATTTCGCCCAAACGAAAGTGCTTTTAAACTCGAATCCCCAGGCGTCAAAAATCTTAGGGCATTCAAAAAGGAAAGCGTTAGTCGTCCACAGGTGAAGATGGCATTTGTCAGCGCAAAGATCCTTAATTGGCATGGCGCAAATCTCGTCAACGCTCATGTCGCCAGCGTAGTGATTGTCAGTTGACGCCCGTGTTCCTTGATTGTTGTAGCGCCATGGAGGGTCAGCGTAAATCGTCCCGAACTTTTGCCCGCTGGCGACAAGCTCGGCAAGGTCGGTGCATGTGGAGTCCGTCCTTTCCGGTGGCCTCGCCCCATTCTTTGGGGCGATGGAATTTGCTATTTTCAGCAAGCCAGCCGTGGAAATTTCCCGCCCTAAAATGTCAGCGGTGTTGACGTATTCCTCAAACGTGGATTCAGGAACTTTTGATGACCGCTGCCACCGGGACGATTGCATTTTTGTGATGCCGAGGTTTTCAAGTTTCGTGATGTTACTTGATTTCCTGTCTCCTCCCTGACTGCCCTTGCCGTCCATCCCCGCCAGCAATTGCCCAGCCTTGCGCTCGGCTGTCAGCTTGATCCTGCACGCCTTATTGATGACCGGCAGCGCCGCTCCCGCTCGCTTTGCATAGGTTCTGGCGGCTTCCGCAATATCGGCAATATCCGCCGCCTCTGAAGGTGTGGCAACTTCTGACAGCGCAAACTCAGCGCGGTTCAGTCTTGCAACGATTATGTCGGATTCACTCATGATGTAAAAAGGCGCACCCTTGCGGCCAAGCTGTCTTGCCGATCCCATCGGGACCGCAGCCTAGCGCACAAGGGCGCATTTGATTGATTCGTTTTCATTCCGGCAAGATCGGGACGGTCGCCACTGGCAACGGCTCAAATTTAACGGTTGCGGGTTAGATGTCAACCGGAGGGTTAAAACAGGGAAAGCTGTGACTTTGCGTTCTTCAGGTTTTGAGTCGCTTGCATGAAATACGACTCCTTCAGTTCGCTTCCGACAAATCGCCGGTTCAACTCCAATGCCCCGACTCCTTCGCTTCCAATGCCCGTGAAAGGCGAATAAACCAAGTCGCCCTCGTTTGTCCACAATTCGATTGCTCGCTCGATAACATCAAGCTGTAACGGGCAGATGTGCCGCTCGTCTTGCTGGTCCCTCGCGCCGTCTTTGTTTAAGACTCGGCCTTGGTCAACGGTCATCCATACCGGGCTGGCAACCTCCTGCCACCAGTCAACCGGATACTTTGACGGGTCTTTTGTAACAGGTTCCATGTTCTCCCCCGGTTTGCGGAATACAAGCAAATAGTCCGCGCAACCTACACGCGAGTCGCAAGAATCCGCCTTGAGTGTCTTGTAAAGCAAGCCGTGAGCTTTCGTCCGTTGCATCTCGGTCACTGGCGATTTCCAAATACAGATTCGGGAATGAAACATGAAGTCATGCTTCCAGAACATACGCACAATCTCTCCGCTGAAATCCTGAAACTCAATCTTGCCGTGCTTCCATTTCGTCGAGAGCAGGTCAACGCAATGGACCGCAACCTCGCGTCCTGGCTTCATGATTCGCGCAATCTCTTCAATCAGTATCTCGAAATGCCCGCGAAACTCTTCAAGGTTAGCGCAATTCCCCATGTCTTGCATGTCATCCGAGTAAGTGAACAGGTCTGCGAATGGCGGCGAAAATACCGAAAAGTCAATCGAATCGTCTGGAATGGTTTTTGCTACCCTAACGCAATCTCCATGGTGCAATTCCCATCCGTCTCCCGTTGTCGTGTTAATGTCAGTTTTCATTTTGATGTGTTTCTTGTTGGTTTCCTTGAATGCGACTGCGGCAATTTTCATCCGCTCTTGCATCTCCTGATGCTGTGCTATTTTCCGATTGATTGACTTGGTAATCGCGCCTTCGGTTGACGCTTGAACGATGAATGCGTTGACCTCTTTCGCTTGGCCGAATCGGTAGGACCGTCGCAAGGATTGATAGAAGTCCTCGAATGAGTAAGATAGCCCGACAAACGCGACGTTGCGGCAGTTCTGCAAGTTCATGCCATACCCAAAGATGCCAGCCTTGGAAATCAAAACCCGGATGTTTCCGTCAATGAATCCATCCGCCGAATCCTCTTTCTTCTTTGCGGTATCGCTTCCCCTGACCTCACATCCATCCTTGATTGCCTTTGCCAACTGCCCGCTTTCGTCGTTCGTGTTGCACCAAACGATCCATTGTTCGGTTGATGCGTTGACCAACTCCGCAACCTTGGCGACACGATCCGGCGAAGTCATGCGCATTTCCCGGTGCATCGTGGTTGCGCTCATCGTCGCGTGTCGGAACATATCGCCCTCGCCAGCCCCGGAAACCTCGTCAACGTCAACCACGATGGATTGCAGATTGAGAGCGGGGAGAATATATCCTTCGTCGCTGAATCCGATGTCTGATGGCTTTCCGATGCAAGCGGCCCATGATGAAACCCACTCCCAAAAGGCGGTTTCAGCGTGTTTCTTGAGCCTCCAGTCGCCAGTGTTGAACGTGTCATTCAGGAAGAAAGTCGCCAGCATTTGTGCGGGCGAGCATATCCCTAGAAAGTCGGCATGTTGTCCAAACTCTGTATAATCGTTAGGCGATGGAGTGGCCGTGCAGCAAAGCCGATACGGTGTTTTTGAGAATGAATCCGTTAGCTTCTTTCGGAGTTTGCCGGTGAAGTTCTTCAGGATTGAAGACTCATCAAGGACGACTCCAACAAAAGCGGAGCAATCGAAATGATCTAGCTTTTCATAGTTCGTGATGAAGATTCCCGGCCCGTCGCACTCGGATTGCTCCTTTACGACTTTGGCAGCAATTCCAAATTTGACGGCTTCCCGTTCCGTCTGATGCGCCACGGAAAGCGGGGTCAAAATGATTACCATGCCCCCGATTTCCATCACGACCTGATGCGCCCACTCTAATTGTTGCAAAGTCTTACCAAGTCCGCAGTCCTCGAACAGCGCTGCCTTCCCTGTCCTGCATGCCCATTGGACAACATGCGCTTGCCAGTCGAATAATGGTGCGGTGATCGGCCTTGGTTCAAATCCGCTGACGATGTGCTTGCGGTTTTTCGATATGATAAACTCGTCGTATGTCTGTGTCATTTTCTTCGTTCTTTCAGTTAGTTCAACTCCCCCATAATCGCCCGCAACATCCTGCAAAGCGGCTTGTCCTGTTTCATCGTAGACATGGCGGATTCAGCGTTGTATGTGATGCTTTCACTCCAGCTGGTTTGGCGGATAATCTCCATCCGTCCCATTCCCTGCTCCCTGGCATAGACGCAAGCCAGCCAGCGCAATCGACAGGCCAGATAGTATTTCTCGCGGCCAAGGATCGTCATGTGGGATTGGCTTGGATGCATGATGATGGATTCCTCGATGCCGCTGATTTTGGCAGCGACTCGGATGAATTCGGTTATTGGATTGGCTGTCGTTGTCATTGTTTTGTTGGTAGAGTGTTTTCCTGCTCGTTCTGCATCGCGGAAAGCGCGTTCATGATTGTCTGGGTGACGCTCGTTAGGTTGTGCTTGATCCGATCCTGCGGCCTGAAATGAAAGGCGGTGAATTGCAAAACCCTCCAGCCGTATCCAATCGCGCTGTTAATCTTTTCGGCGTCATTGGTTAGTCCTTTGATGCTGGAATGTCCGCTTTGTCCAAACTTGTCAACAAACCCTGCATGCCCGTTGTATTCCAATCCCAACTTGATCGACGGAACCGCATAGTCGAAACGCCAGCGTCGGACAGGGTGGAACTTGTATTCAAGCTGAATCAACTCTTCTCCAAATATCGTCACCAGCGCAAGTTTCAGCGCGGCTTTATTGGCGTCTCCTGGCTTGGTTTTGGTCATGGCTTTTTGTAGTTTGTCAGTTTCATCCCGCGCCGCTCCATCTCTTCACGGACCCGCTGGAATTGGTTTTGTTGCTCGGTTGTCATTCTCTTGCCGGATTTCAGTAGGGCGGAATGGATGCCGGCTAGGGTTTTTTTGCTGTATTGGCGGTAGGTGAAGACTTCCATTGAATCACGACTGACCTCCCTCCAAATACGCATATTCCGGCAGGTCCAACTCAACATCCCCGTCCCAAATCGACGGCCAGACATTGCGCTCTAAGCAATCTGCAAACCGCGCCATCCCGACCCGGAATAGATCCGCGCCAAACGAAATGGCGGCAAACGGAAGGGAAATAACAGCAACCCGAAACGGCGGCTTTGATGTGACGAAAATGAACTTGAAGCCGATGTAATCCCTGCCGCTCACAAGGCTCATTCCTTGGCAATAGCTCCCAGCTTGAATGTGATAGCTCCAGTCGAAGATGTGCCGCTGCAATGACCGCCTGGATTCCAACGCGCTCGGCTCGCACGTTTTGATGTCAACCAGCGTGTCGTCGTATCCTTCGGGGATAATGTCTATCAGTCCCTTTGCTCCAAACGGGTATTTCGTTTCATGCCTAAACGCGACCTGCTTTTGCGATCCGTAAATCAGCCTGTTTGCTTCAGGATGGGACATGACGGCGGCGAGTTGGCTTTCGGCCAGATCAAGGTCGGACTGCTTCAGGATGTTGAATCCGTTCGCTTCCATATCATTCCGCCATGCCTTGCTTTCGTTTGTCCTAAATTCATCGTATGGCGAAATGACGTAACGACTCGGAAACTCTTCTGGTTCCGTCAGCAAGCAATCAAACAAGCTCCCGCCCTTCATGGCTTTCGTCGCTGCCTTTTTCCCGGATTGTTTCCATGCGCCAGGATCAGGGATAAAGTCGGTGATTAGGGATTTGCTAACCGACTTGCCCTTGACCGTTTCCCATGTGTCGGACTGCGTAATATCGCAAGCCCGATATGTCTCAAACGGGACTCCGTGGTGTATTCCTTGTTCCGGCCAAGTGTTCATGGTTGTTCCTCCTTTCCCAAATGCTCAACCCGTCCCGGCATGTCTGGCATATTGCCGCTTGTAAGATCGGACGTGTGATAGATTCTACCGTTCCATTCAGCCCATCGCTTTTTAGAGTTAAGGCGCAAATACTCCGCAAATTCCCAAGCGTCGTTAAACCACTTGCCGCCTTCGCTCATCTCAACGTCAGCGCAGGTGATTTTGTTGGCGGCAATAAACTCACGCGAAAGCGCGTCTGCCCTCGCGGTTTTCAGTTCTTCCATCCGTCGAATCATCGGATTCAGGTCTATTTGCAACTTGCCAATTTCCGCTTTCAATATCTCGGATTGAAGACTCATGGCTGTTCCTCCTGCTTTGTTGTCATTTGTTCCCGTTTGGCTTTGAGTAACGCCGGATCGGGTTTTGCCAGAAGTCTCAAACCGCAAACAGTCTCGCCTCCAGCGGGGTTTCTAATGCCGTCCTTGACGTAGATTTTGACGCGCTTTCCGACCCAGTCCTTGACCGACGCTCCAAACGCTGCGGCAAGGGTTTTGCGATTGGTCGCGTTCAAGACCATACGCTTCGGTTTGTTGTTAAACCCAATGCTAAAGAAGTCCTTTTTCTTCCCGTCCTGCATGACCTCGTTGTCGTTTTCATAGACTCCCGAAATGGTCAACTCGACTTCTCCAAGGCCGATAAAGTCCTCAGATGCCAGAAATTTACTGGCAACCTTCATCTGTCCTACGGTCCCTTCAAATGGCTTTTCCATGGCTTTAGTTGGTTAGAGTTTGGCGGTTTGGGATTCAATCCACTTTGCAAAGGATTCGACTTTTTGGGAAATCTCAACTGCAACCGTTTTCGATTCCTCGCTTTGAACTTGCGGAACGGCCAGGCTTCGGATCATGGCGGCAAATCCCATTAGCTTTGCCTTATCCGGTGCGGCAGCGGCTTTCTTGGCGGCTTCTGCTTCCGCCTTTTCCTTGGCGATTCGAGCGGCCTCAATGTCAGCTAGTCGCTTTGCTTCAGCGTCTCGCAATGCCTTTGCCTCCCGTTCGGCTTTCTCCCGCGCCTCCGCTTCGGCTTTGGCTTTAGCCTCGATTGCAGCGCGTTGTTTGCGGGCAGACTCTTCGGCGGCAAGTCTAGCTGCTTCAGCTTTCTTGCGCTCGGCAGCGGCAGCGGCTTCGATCTTGGCCCGCTCTTTCTCAGCGGCTTCACGTTCGGCTTTCATTGCCGCTTCCCGCGCCTCGGCCTCGGTTTTAAGGCGGATGTTCTCCAACCGTTGCGCCTCGCGTTCAGCGGCTACCTTGGCCTCGCGTTCAGCGCGTTCGGTGGCTTCTTTCTGCTCGCGTTCGATTCTATCCGCCTCGGCTTTAGCGGCGGCGGTAGCTTTCGTTTCGTGGAGAAGTTTCGCGCCTGCCAGGTATTCCGTGAACTGAATTTCCGACAGGTCGCCAAGCGGCGGAATTGGGAATCCCTCCTCGACGTATGGCCGAACCGCCTCCAGTCGTTCTGTGGCGCGGGCGATGCGCTCGGCGGCAATCCGTCGTTCTTCGGCTTTTTCGATTGCCTCGCATTGTTGCTCCAGCGGAACCACAAGAGCAAGGAAGATGTTATTTGCGCCGTCGATGGCTTTCGACATGCGGAGATATTGCGCCTTGTTTTCGACTCGGACGGCATCGGCTCCGGTGCGTAGTTTGACTAGCGTTAGCCTTGCTGCTCTCGCCTCTTTCGGGTCGGTGATGTTCGCCACCTTGTCCTTCCATTCGGCGGCTTGCTGGAAAAATCCAGAAAAGGCGGCTTCGATAGACGTTTTTGCGGCAGGTTCAAGTCCGGCAGATTGCGGGACGATTTCAAATGTCATTGTTTCAGTCATTGTGTTTGTTGGTTAGTTTCTCTCTTCGGTAAATCTCTTCTCTTGCCAGTTGCCGCCGCTTCTCAAGCCAGCTTTGATCTCGCCGGTCAATCGCGCTCGCGGTGTTGACGATCCCGAATAGCGTGTCGTCACTGTAGCTGGCGATGATTTCGGATGCGGTCATTCGATTACCTCGCGGACGTGAATTGTCTCAATCGCCTCTTTTGCTCTTGAAGTTTTCGCAGCTTCTTCCGTCGTATAAAAATAAAAGTTGCCGTTGCCGTGAACGTTGCCCCAAAACTCCCTTGGCTTCGGCGGCTCGGGTTTGATGCGGTATGATTTAGGCTGTCGATTAAACACTGGCTCTGGAAGGTCAATCCAATCATATCGGGCAGGAGGAACCGTCGTGTAATTGTTTTCCTGAATCATTTTCCCCTCCGCAAGTGCTTGAACGAGCGGCAAATATAAATGCGCGTTTTCTTTTGTCATTGGTTTGTTTAGTTGTCAGGTTCTTCAATCGGGCAACGGCTGGCTTTCATGTCGTCGTGGTCCTGGGCTTCCTTGGCGTGGATTGGCATACATCGGCAGCAGGTGTCTTCTAGGCAATCAACGTCAAACAATACGTTCAGCATCGCTCTTTTAATTTCCGATCCGGTGCGGGACTGATGGGTAAAGTCTGGCATGATTCGCTCTCCAATAAGGTCAAATGGACTACCGCAATACCGGCAAACAAAATGGAATGTAGGGGTTAGTGTCATAGCTTTCCTTTCTCAACTGCTTCTGCTAGTTCTTGCCGCAGTCTGTCGCACTTCCGTAGATTGCGAAGATGCCGGTGAATCAGTCGTTCATTGCGCCGATCCTGATTTAGAAGCGTTGTCGAAACCTCAGCTTCGGCTACTGCATCCGCAAATCGGGCGGCGAGTCTCTCGACGTTCAAAGTCATGGCTCGTTTGTTTTGGCAGCGTGGAATGCCGCGATGATTAGGACAGCAAACACGATACCGATTGCCGTCCAGAACAGCCACTTGGCGACGTTCGGAAACGACTCAGCGGTCATCCAGATTATTAACATCGTGATGTGACCCGACCCGATATAAACGAACATCCGGCCTAGGTCGAGGTGACGTTCGTTTGTGAACTTGTCAACGGCATCCGCTTGCTTCGTGCGCTTGTCGGTTCGGTCGTTGATGGCCCGCAAAAACTCCAAGTCTCGTTTCAATTCGGCGGCGGATTTCTCGGTTGCGCGGCGGGGATGGTGGCGGATGTCTTGTCTCATGGTTCGGTTGCTTTCAGTGTTGGTTCAATATCGAATGTCGCGTGATTCTCGCAATAGACCGCGAGGACGATCAGCACGAGTAAGGCGGCTAGGGTTAGGATTGGTTTCATAATTCTCTCACAAATTTGACCTTGCCACTCAGCATCTCGCCTTCCATTGCGGCAAGTCGGTCGGCGGTTTCGCGGGTGTAATCCCATCTAGTGATCGTCATGCCCCGGAAAAATCCGGTTGTGACTTGGTAAATGAACCTGCGTCTGACAGGCTCGGCGGCGGCTGTTTCGGTCATGGCTCAAATCCTTTCGTTGGCCGTGGACTCAGCTTCCAGACAGTATGCCCGCAATGCCGGCACACGGCGTTCTCTGCGCCTTCCAGCCAGCTATGGTAGCAAAGGTCCATCCGCTTCCGGGTAAACGTCGCATGGCCCCTCTCGGAGTAACGGACGAGCTTGTGACTGACTGGCGCGGTCATTTTCATAGCGTCTTGCGTAGTGCCAGGGTGATGACCCCGGAAAGTGAATTATCCGTTGCGGTTGCCTTGGCGCGAGCCTTGGCGGTGAGATCAGCGGGAAGGCTGACCGATACTTTTTCCCGTTTGCGGGGTGCTGGTTTTGTTTTCATGGTTCGAATCTTTCAATGACGGTAAAATATCCATCCGAGTTGCGACCCCAAATGGCAAACGACTCCGGGCAAAAGTCATTCTCGGTTGCGTTTTTCATGTAGCTGGCGGCAATTTCGCGAGCTTCGGCAAATGTCGCCAGCTCGCCCATTGGCAGGTAGCTACCGTCGCAGTTTTCGGCAATTAGGATCATGGTCGTATTGGTTAAGGTTGCGGGGATCGAACCCGCTGGAGTGGGTTAGGCGTTCCACTTGGCTTTTTCGGATTCCAAGTGAGCTTGTGCGCTTTCTGCACGTTTGGCGGTTTCGGCATCACGAACAGCTTGAATTTGAGCAATGGCAAATGCGCGAGCTTCGGCGTTTTGTTGGGCAGTGGTGTTGGACATGCGCAGACCTTGCCCGATCCCCCGACAAACCGCAAGAGAAAAGTAGGATAAAATCCGACTTTATCCGACCCGCCTTTGCACGGGTTTGATTTTCAGCGAGTTACAACGGAATAAATTAGAGGGTTGCCGTCGGTTTTAGGCTCAAACGGTGAACCGAATCCGGGCTTTGACCTCCCCGATGTGGCGGGTTTTGCCAATCACGATAGTTCCCTCGCGGCTCCCGGCGACGTTACTGTTTCCCTCAACGGTTTTGAAGTGGTTTGACCCGTCAACGCCGCTTGTGGCAATCCCGATGTGCGAGAATTTGTAGACAATCAAATCACCCCTAACAATGTCCCGGCCCGGACCCCGCTTTGTCCATGTTGAATTGTCCTGCTCTACCGACCACCGCTCGAAATCCCATGCTCCCGGTGTCGTTGGCCGCTTGAACGTCCAGATTTTTCCGCCTTCCTCCATCGCAAGTTGAACGATTCGACAAACGAATGCCGCGCACCACGGATAACCGTCGTCTCCCGGCTTGTTTCCGTTAGGGTCGTAATCGTCGGCGTCGAAAAACTCTTGAATCTGCGGCCCCTTGTTTGATCCGCTCGGAGACTCCTTTAGTCCGACTTTTGATTCTGCTATGGTTGCGATGATTTCGGGTAGGATTGCGCTCATGTTATTTGGCTGGTGATTTGAATGATGATCCGCCGCAGAACCGGACGGCTTGATAGATGATTCCCCGGCGATACCAAGGGACTCCGACGTTATACATCGCTTCCTTGAATATCAGATCCGATTCGCCACGGGTGAAGATGGTGTTGCCGGTCGAATACAGGAAATCGTGGACAACCGCGGCGTAGAAGTAATCGCCAAACGGCCCCATGATGTTCCAGAACATTTGAGGGATTGATGCGCCGTCTGTCTCAAATCCGCTAGGGACATAGACGCAACCGAATGACGAGAGGCAACGGAATTGCCCTGTCAATCGAAAGATCCGCGATGACCCGCGCATGCCGGCATCCTCGAAAGTCAGCTTGTCAGGAAATACGATCATGCCGGGAAAAACGAAACGTCGATTACTTCGCCTTCGAGATCCGGCCATTGAACGGTTGCTTCTCCTGGTCCTGCAAACTCGGCGTAATGTAGCTGATGCGGTTGGGAGGTGTAGGTTTCCCTTGGCAGCAAGGCCCGCTTCTCCCCGCCCACGCCGTAAAACAGAACGCCAGACTCAGCAATGAGGATCTCCGCGCTTTGGTGTTCGTGGTATCCGATGATGGATTTGCCCGGCCCTAATGCCCGAAACCGGACCTTTTTTCCTTGGCTTGTCGGCTCGGATTTCCACAAGACCGGATCGCCAGTCGATAGGTGAAAGCGTTCGTATTCGGCCCCCGGCAGCGGCAGGTCTAACCGGATCGGATCGGCGGCAGCTTTCACCACGCTCATCGCTCGCTCAATCGCTTCTTGGACTGCTTTCAGGCTCATGGGTGTTTCGGCGGCTTGGTGTTCTCGACGACTTGTGCGATGCCTTGTGTAATCTCCTTCAGAGCCATCGAATTGGCTGCGGTGATCGCGGAAATGTTTGTGATGCAAGCAACGGATTCGGTCGTAATCTTTTGAATTGTATCATCCTTTTTGGCAATGAGCGCGTCGTATTTGTCCACGACCGCCACGCCACGCTTGGCTTGCCACCAGTTAGCAATAGCCAGAACGACAACGGCGGCAGCGGGTCCGGCGAGCAAGGCTACCCATTCGGGTTGGGGGAGTGTTTCTGCTAGGGTCATAGGGGGATTAGGTTAGGGCGGCCATGTAAGTCGCAAGTCGGGCGTCCAGCAGGGACAGGTTTAGATTCTCGCCAATCGAATAAAACGAGATTGCTCCGTTGCCGTAAGAGGCTGGAGATCCGCTGTTGATTGTGGCGAAAATCCCGTAATTGTCTGAGGTAGTCGTTTGCGATGCTGTGGTAAATGAAGACGTTGTTCCGTTTCCCCTAACGTCGTAGGCGTTGCTGGCAGTGCGGGAAGTCCCTATAAATCCGATTGCATGAGTGCTTGCCGTGGCTCCGGGTGACGCGAGACGATTTTGGAAAATCACGGCTGTAGCACTGCTTCTTCTGATCCCGGTTGCTCCCGTGACGCCGCTTGCTGATGCACCAATGTAATAACGATTATTCGTTGTTTCTAGCGTAGTCGCCCATACTGCAATGTGAACATCATTCTGCGGATCGGCGGTTGCCGCACGGTTGGAATTTAGGTATTTGGTTGATCCGTTTCCGGTCAATCCAAGCGTCCTTGAATAATCCCCACTGACAAAATTTGTATTCGTGGGCGCAGATCCAACCAACGGCACAAGCGCACCTGTCAGATCATCCGGTCCCGCTAGGAGACAGCTTGCCTTGATTGCGGTCCAGATCGAATCCGCCTTACATCCAACAATGAATGCGTTCACCGCATCCTTGTTTGCCGTGGTGATGCTGCTTCCCGCCGTTGCGATTGCGGCAAAGTAAGTCGCAGCGTCGGCATCGTAGGACGCGACTCCTGCAAAAACCATGTTTCTCGCGGCAAACATCACTCAGGATCGGGTGTTGGGATTGCGCGTCCCCATGCGTCGAATCCATCCGCTGGAGGTGCGAGCGTCATGGTCCCGTTTGCGCCTGGGACAAAATCCCGGCGCGGCATCCATTCGGAATCGGATAGAAAGTCGGAAACCTTTTTGCCAGCGAAAGCCGCGAGCCGCCCGATGTGGTTGACGTTCTCCCCGGCTGCGGCAAGGACAAGCTGAGCGTTGCTGCCTAAAGCCGCAAGGATGGCGTCTGGCGTTTCGGTCGATTCCCAGAATGCGCGGAATCCTGATTGATGATCAAAGACCCGTTGCGCCAAACTCGCGTTGACGGAGTGGAGCATTTTGGCGGCGATGATTTCGGCGGCTGGCTTGACGGTATCGGCGGCGGTTTCGATTAAGTTCATGGCGTAAAGTTTTGGATGATCGATCCATACCAGTTCGTGCCATCGGCGACGAATGAGAGAATATCCATTTTGGATGCGGTGGCCGTGATCGTCGGCGCGGTTCCTCCCGACCATTTCACGCCCGTGAATGTGCCGGTGTAGCTGCCCGCGCCCGTCTTGAGGTAAAGAATGAATGACTTTCCGGCGGTTGCTGTCGGCATAGTGAACGTGCAATTTCCCGTTAGCGTGCAGGTCTGGACGGTTCCACTGGTAAGCGCAATGGTTTGCGAGGTGCCGCTGTTCCCGATTGCCACGACGGATTCAACGTAGTTCGTGACGGTTGGATTCGTTAGCGTCGAGCTGGTCAACGTCTTCAACGTCAACGTCTGGGTGTCTTCCTCTGTCACTATTGTTCTGGTCCCTGTTCCGGGGACCGTAATTGTAGAAGTTCCGCTAAATGCAAAACTAAGAAAACTGCTACCGCTTGCGTCCGTTAAACGAACCACCCCAGGACTCCCGTCAATGTTTGCGCTGTTGATGCTCGTCGCTGTTGCAACTCCAAGTGCTGGTGTTGTCAACGTCGGGCTGGTCAGCGTCTTGTTGGTCAGGGTTTGGGTTGCCGTATCCAAGACAACGGTTCCGGCAGCGTCGGGAAATGCAATCGCTCTATTGGCTGACGGCGCGTGGGAAAGCGTGGTAATATATGTCCCGTCGTAAAGTTTGAATGTGCCGCGTGTGCGGAAATAAGTTCCGGCAGCATCAGTGCGGAAGTTTCCTTGGGTATTGTAAATTTCCGCGCCGACTCCCGTGGCGGAAATATCTCCAGACGAAGCCAGGCTCGTCGCCGTTGCAACTCCAAGTGTCGGCGTGGTGAATGATGGGCTAGTCGTCATGGCAACGCTGCCCGTGCCGCTGATCGAATACTCGCCAGCGACTCCAGCGTTATTGTAGAGTATCCGGGTTGTCGTGCCGCCTGAAATCGTCGTTGTTCCAATCGTCAGAACTGAAGATCCAGACGGTCCCGTTGGTCCTTGCGGTCCCGTTGTAACCTCGGTCATGCTAACCGTGATCGTCTCGCCGGTCGTTTCCGTAAGCGTGGCGGTGATCGTCTCCTCGCCGTCATTCAAGGTGATGTAGATGCTTTCGCTCATGGGTCAATAGGTTGCGTCTTCAATGACTTCCTTTGTGCCGATCATACGGGTTTTTACGATCCCTGCCACGTTGGTTGTTTCGATGCTCCAATACCATTTCTTGACCGCGAGCGGAAACGGATTGACGGCGGCAACCGCGAATGTCCATGCGTTTGCATCGGTGATCGTGATCTCTCCGTCTGCGCTGGTTAGCTCGAGTCCAACTGCGTCTGCCGAATCGCGGAAAAACATGCGAACGCTTGCAAGGTTGGAGTCCAGTGCTGCCCCCGTTGTCGATAGGGAAACGGTCAGCCCGCCCCAGGTGTCGAGATAGACAATCGGAGAAAGTTTGATTTTGGGTGGTCTGGCCATTTCGTTGTGGGTAGGTTAGTTTTTTGCGAGCGTTTGGCAAGTCAGGAATTTGCGCGGCCAGAGGATGGATGATTGATGGCAGTTTGATTCGATTCGGCGGCAATTCAGGAGTCGCCACCATTCCGCCAAATAAGGTCTGGCGTCCGATTCCGTCCGGTCGTAGTCGTATGCCATTGGCCGCGAGGTTTGCCGTATAGCCCGCTCACCGATAATCCCGCAGACTTCGTCCCGCATGGAGTCGCAGAGGGTTGCCACGGGTCCGGCAGACTCCAGCATAGCCGAAAGGATTGCTGGCTCAAATTCCTCAACGGTCAGCCCGTCCCAAAACCGCCCCCGAAACATCACGCCAAGTTCCAGCGGATCGACCGGCGGGAGTTCCATTGCGGCAAAAATCCGCATGACTGCATCCGGTAGCTTCGACTCGTCAACCGGAGGATTCCATAGATGCCCGATCCTGTTGCCAACGGGTGAGTCAGTGATTTTCAGACCGGCGATGCCGTTTGGAAACACCTCGCGATGACCGCATGGGCATTCCGGCCCGATGCACCAATCGACCTCCAGCCCCCCGCCAATGGCCAGAATCCGCGAGAGGTAAATCACACGAGATCCTAAGCCATGGACGAGAACGATGGTCATATCGCGAAGGTGAAATAGGTGACGGAATCGGTATCGAGCGAGCCGGAATAGCTTGGCGGGGTGGTGGCGAACTTGCCGATGTAGTGTCCCTCGCGCCAGCAGAGGTAATGGTTGCCGGCGTTGGAAAGGACTCCCGCTGCGGAGTGGACGAGATAGACGCGAAGATCCAAGTTCTTGCCGTTGATCCCATAATAGATATTGCTGCCCGCTAGGTAGTATTCGAGGTAGGCATCATAGGCTCCGGTGGCAGCGCGTAGGACGGCCAGCTTGTAGTGGATTTCGCCATCGGTAGAAACAAAGTCAGGTCGGATGCTCGCGGTGTCTTCTGCTTCAACGACCATGGAAACGCCTGTGACTATTCCCATCTCGTCCGTGTCGATCATGATGGCGATTTGTTGACCGACCGTGATGGCAGTTGAAACTCTTTCGCCGGATGACTCAAGGCCGGAAGGTTTCCATAGCGATGGCGCGGTTGACGTTCCAACAGGATCCACGTTGACGTAGCCATCGGTGAGCGTGAACGAATACGCTCCCGCGCCATCGCCTGACAAGATCGGCCAGAACGGTGGCAGGGTGTCCCATGTCCCGGCGTTCTCGTTAGGTGGCCCTCCCGGCATACCTGGTCGCGGTCGCAAATAGTCAATGACTTCCTCCATTGTCTTGGCAACGGGAACGCCTTTGATCGGACTATCAGGAAACTTCATTACCAGTAAATCTTTTTATTATCGTAAAGGACAAACAATGCGCCTTCCCATTCTTCGATTCTCGCCCATTTGTTTTGCTTGCCGGTTCTCGTTCCCCGGTCGGCCGACTTCCGCCATTGCCAGCCCTGCGGCAGTCCGACAAAACCTTGCGGCGTTTCCTTCTGTCCTGCGGTGCTGGTGCTTGGCGGCCCGTTGATGTAGCCGGTGGTCTTTCTGGCGACTGGAACATAGTCTTCCCAGGTCTCAAGCTGCATGTTGATTCCCTTGGCGAACTTCTGGCCGTTAGCAGAAAGCGCGGTCCAATACGGATTGCCGGATTGATTGGCGTTGACCCAGCTTGGAAACTCATAGGCGGCTTTGTGCGACTTCACCTTGCCGTTGCGCCATGCCTCGATCTGAATCAGGTCGTCATCCGTCAGCTTGTATTGACCGAACCCGTTCACGCCCGGCAGGAAGTCCGGGTGAACCGCCATCGGTTTTGTAATCCTCGTCCATTCGATTTCATAGGTGGACTCGGTGGCGGTGCCGGGTTGCGCTCCTGCCTGAAACTCCCGCGAGACAATGACGGAAAGTTCCGATTGCGCCGGGTTGCTGCCGCTCAATGGACTCAATGATGTTGTTTCAACGGTGCCGTCATAGTCGCCCCATACTGCACCATCAGCGGGTCTTGCCGCTTCAATCGTTGCAGTTGGCCCGATGTATTCCAGACGAATGTTGATGCCCTTTGCACCGCTCGTTTCGTCCGGGTAGTTCGGCTTCAGGTATGTGAGAATTGATTCCGCTGCCATGTTATCTCCAGACTAATCCGCCCTCCGGTTCTGCCCGGTCAAGGATCGCGTGAATCGCTTCCATGACATTGAGCATCTTGCCCTGCACGTTGATTCCCGGCGTGGTCGATAGCCCCCGCGATTGATATTCGTCGGCCAGGTTCATTCTTTCCCACGATGACTTGCCCGCTGGCTTCTGAATCTTGTCAACCTCCAGCGTGTCGATTGGCATTTTCAGCATTGGCGGAATCAGGTTGGAAACCCATTCGCGCTTGGTTGCTGTCTTGTCGGCGGCGTTGGCCAAGATCTCGGCAATACGTCTGTCAGCTTCGGCGTTGCGTTCCGAGTTTGCTGCCATTCCCGCCTGGGTGTATTTGTCGTTAGTGACCCCGATTGCCTCAAACGATTTGTGAGGAATGACAAGGTGATCGTATAGCGTGTTGATCGCTGCCGCCCATGTATTCATGAATCCGCCAAGCCATTCGGTTTGCAGGTAGTTCTGAAACTTGTCGGCATGAAGCTGCATGATTTCCCATATTGATCCGTCAATCAGCATGTTGACGCCATCGGCAACGGCTTTCCCGAGGTTCTCGCCAAACGTCGTGAAGTCGTATTCGTCAACCATCTTCAGCCCCGGCAGCAACTCCCCGATGATGCCTGCCGTGAATCCCATAAAGAATTGATCGGACTTGACGGTTAGGTGTCCGACAAGATCGTTCGCCTCGCCCATTGCTGCGCCGAATTGTTTGGCAAGTTCTGGCATCCGGCCAAGGGATTTTTCCGCAGATTCAAGCCCGCCGAAAACGGTGGTTAATCCCATTCCACCCTTGCCGAAGATCTCCATTGCCTTCGCGGTGCGTTGCGCTGGGTTGGAAATCCGCATGATCGCGTCTCCGATTTCTCTGAATTGTTGCGCAGGGTTTTTCTTCAGGAGTTCATCGGCGGAAAGCCCCAACGCTTTGAACGGATCATCCCCGCCCTGCTGCGCTGTGACCAGGCTCTTCTGCATCTTGCCGATGTCTTTGCCCGCCATGTCTGCGGCTCGCCCTCCGTCAGCGTAAGCACGTTGCAGGAGCATCATGTCGGCAACTGCCACGCCTGTCTGATTTGATAGGTCAACGAGGGAGTCAGTCTGCTCCAGCGTCCGCTTGACTCCGACAACCATGGCGGCAGCAATCGCGGCCCCGGCGACTCCCATTCCGACTGCCGCTTTCTTGCCTAGCCCGACAATGCCAGACGCCAGATTATTCAGCGACTTCTCCGCAGACGCCAATCCCTTGCGGAAATTAACGTCTTTCAACATTAACTCAACGTAGGTGCTTCCGATGGATCTACTTTTGGCCATTTCGTTTCAGTGCTTTCTGTCGCTCGGATTCTGCCAGCATCTCCTCAATGCCGGTTCGTTTCTTTGAAATCCAATCGGGGAGGAGGTCCCGAATCGTCAGTCTGTTTTTTGTGTGCGGTGCCGCCAGATAGTATTTCAATTCAGCAAGTCGGATCTCTTCCCGTTTCTGTTTGTTGCGCCATGCTTTGCCCATCGCTTCCGCAAGATCAGGGTGCATGTACTCCCATTCATCTTCAGTTATTCCGAGTTCGATTCTGGCGAAGGCGAGTTCGTCGAAGTGCTTTTTTTTTCAACGTCGGGATTCATCTCCGCATAGATGGCGACGAGAGCCTTGTGAATGCTCGGCCAAGAGTCTTTTTCGATGTCGCAGAATAGATCCTCCGGTGTCGGGTAGTCTTTGATCAGCGAGGACGGCAGCAATGCCCAAAGCAGCTTTGTGATTGCCACCGTCCCGGTTGCGGGTGATCGCAGTTCCTTTTGCGTCGGATGCCCGCCGATAGTTCCAAGCCGATACCGATAGCGTCTGGCAATCTCCTGATTCCAAACGAATGAAACCTCTTTGCCGCCGATGGTTACGGGATGGATCATGCCGAGTAGGTTTTCGCGCCGGTCAGTTTGCAAGACACCGAGAACCCGACTCCGCCTTCTAGCGGAATGTCTTCATTCATCACTCCAACGATTGCGGAAAAGCTGATCGTCTCGGTGTTGGGAAGCGTCACGACAAACGCAACCGAAGTGCCGGTGCCGGATCGAAGCGCGTCTTGTCCTGCATCGTCATGGTTGACGAATCCCGAGATCTCGAAAGACCCGTAATCGACGAGGCCCGCCACAAATTCCTTGGCGGTTGAGTCATGGGTTGTGATGTCAAAGGTAGGAACATCCCCACCCGAGAATGAAATGGAAGTCATGCCAGTGACGGCAGTTCCTCCTGCGGTAACGGCGGTGCCGAATGATTTAGTTTTGGCCATGGTATTAGTTTCTGTTTGCTGCTGCTGTGTATTCTATGATCTCCCCGAAAAGTCTTGTCTCCTGGTCGTAGCTGGAACTCTGACCGCTCAATTGGAATGAAACCTTGCTCGACCCGATTAGAGTCTTTCCGTCAAGGACTGCGTTGACCTTGCTGGCGACGTTGCGGGCGGATTCTGCGGTTGTCGCCCATGCGGTGATTTGGATGCTTGGAAACTCTAGCGAGCGGTCGCCGTCGTGGGTTGTCTCGCCTCCGGTGGAAACGGTTTGATAGACGACATAGGGCGCGGTAGTCGCGGAGTCTGCCACGGTTTCCCATACGGCAGATCCGACAAGCGCGTTGAGTGCCGGGCTGCCAATCAAGGCGAGGCGCATGTCAGTTTGCCAGCTCATCGAAACACCTTCTTCCCACTGGCGAGTTTGGCGCAGACTTTCGTCAGGTGCTTTTCCAATCCTTTTGCCATAGCGTCCACTACTTCGCCCTTGCTCGATTCGATAGCGGGACGGATGAATGGTTGCGCGGCGGAATGACTGGTGCCGTATTCGACGAGGTGAGCGTAGTTGACCGGGTTGGCGAAACGCTCGGTTAGTTGGCCTTTTGTTTTGCCGCGCTTGCTGATTTTGAAGCCGAGGGATTTTCCTTTGAATCCTGAGCGCGGGCCGATGCGTGAGGTTGTCACGCCGTTGCGCAATTTCTTGACCGTGATTCCGAGAGACTTTTTCAAAAGTCCTTTGTCTTCATCTTTTCCAACAGGAACGCGAGCCTTTGCCGCTCGCAACACTGGCTTTGCCCCGTCTCTCAAAACCTGCTTCTCTGCGGCTTTCATGAGTTCCGATGGCAACTTGCGGAGCGATGCCCTGACTCCTTCCATGCCATGTAATTTGATCGCGCTCATGTTACGGGATGGAAAGGATTGTCTGGGAGGTAATCAGCAAACTGTCGCGCCTGCCTTCCTCTGCGATGTGGGTGATGTCGTAGGTTTTGGAGTTCCAGCGGATGCGGTGCGTGTTTGCCGCAATGCCAGCCATGTAACGGATGCGGAAGATCGCCGTTTCAGTTGGCCTATCCGAATCGGATAGTTCGGACTCGCCGCCAGTCTGCCTGACGAGTTCCGCCCATGCGTCGAATGAATCGGCCCATGTCTCGACTCTGCCGCCGGATTGATCCTGGGTGACGGTCCTGGCCTGAAAGGCAATGCGCCTGTCTGTCTTGCTGGAGTTCATGAGAAATGCCCTCCTGTCCGTTGATTCTGAATCAGGCTTGAAAGCGTGAACGGCATGGCGGCGACGATGGTGCCGGTGATGATCGGCTGACGGGTTTCGTAAAGGTGAGCGGCCATGAGTTTGATCGCATGGCGCATCATTGGCGGGACATTCTCGACGGCGGAATGACCGGCGATGAAAAGGATCTCGATTGCATCCGGTCTTTCCTCCTCAACATCGGGAAGGCTAACGCTTGACGGAATGAATACCTGCCCCGGCGAGGTTGCGGTGATTGCCGAATAGTTTGCACTGCTCCAGGTCGTTTGGGAAGCGGTGGCTGGCGGGTAGTATTTGATCGACGTAATGGAAACGAGCGGCGTTCTGAAAAGCGGAATCCGTTCGGCGGTTGTCCGCAAGTCGTCCCAAGTCGGCGCAACTAAGCGATGGGTTGCGCTCATCGTTGCGCGGCCCGTAACGCTCTCGACGTATTCCCTTGCAACCGCAATCAGCCCGGTGACGTATTCCTCATCGGTATCGTCAATCAACCGCAGATGATCGGCCATTTCGTCAAACGAGACAGGCTCGGACGTTGGCGCGGTTGCGATACTGTATTGGTTGGGACTCATTTCTGGCGCGTCTTCTTCGTGGCAAGCGGTAAGGTTGCTGTCTGGATCGGAGTGTTGAATGCCGCGGCTTCACGGTGCGGTGGTTCGGGTTGCTTGGCTGGAGGTGTCCAAAATTCGGCAGCGCGGCAACTGACAAGCTCGCCCGCAACGCGTGGATTGAATGAAGCGATTTCGCCTTCTGAATAGGCTTCGGATTGAGCGCACGCGTTGCGCTTGAATCTGACAAATACTTTTCCGTTTGGTTCCATATCGTTGTCTCGGTTGTGAAAGATTAGGGAGAGTCCCATGATGTGAGCGGCGTCGATTGCGCCGTTTCTGATAGCGTTGTAATACTTGGCGTGATCGTTTCGGAGTCGGGTTTTCCATTCTCGCCCGCTTGCGTGTTCGCCACCACCGTCGATCCCGACCATGTAAACGGTTTTGATTCCCATGACGTGGAGGATTTGCAACGCGCTCCCGAGTGTTCCGCGCCGGATGCACGGCAGCTTGGCAATTTCTTCCCGTGGCAATGCAAGCCGGGTGTCGTCTGACTTGTCAGCGTAGGTGACAACCTCGCAAGCAACCGCGCCCGCAATCCTCGAATCGTATTCGTGAAGACACCTGGCAGGCTGGAAAAGGATTTGCCCTGGCTGATAGGCATTGGCCCAAAGGCGAACGCCATCATTGGAAAATCCATATTTACAATCGGGAACATGAGCGATTACGTCATTGATTGCGACCCGTAACGGGCCTGCGGTTTTGAAATCAAAGTCTGAAAATGATGGTCCTTTGCCAAACAACCAGGCTGTTTCGCCTGCGTGACGGTTGAGAAAATCAGCTAGGACCATGGGTGATGGGCGCGGGCGGGTCAGTCTCCACCCGCGCCCGGTTAGTGGTTACGCTGTGAGCGCGTCGAGCATGGCGGCGAACGACTCGGCGCGGCGAACGCCTGCGTCGTAGTAGGTGTTTGCCACGAGGTGACGTTGGCCGGCCTTGGCGTCCGTGGAATCACGAACGACTTCCAGCATGATCCCGCCCCAATAGCCGATCACGAAATCTGCGGCATTGCCGAAGAAGATCGCGGAGCTAAGGGACTGGTTGCCCTTGGTGAGCGTGGACTTGATCGCATTGGTGACGCTGGCAGGATAGCCGTTTAGCGGTGCTTCCGGCGTGCGGCGATCCCAAACGCGGACAGAATCCGTGCTTGCGACAGCAGCGGTTTTCTTGAGCTTACCGCGAACCTTGGCGTTCGTGAAGTAGCGCACCTGGCCCTCAAGCGCGTTGTCGATGGCGACCGCGGTCTCAAGGTCGATGATGTCCGCTTCGTCGGGTGCCGCGCCGTTGGTTCCGCCGACAACCGATCCGATGCCGGAAGTGGCGGCAATGCCTGTAGGCTCATCGGTGCCTGCGCCGTGGAAGAAAGCGATTTCCTTGACGCTGTTCATTGCCTTGCTGATTTCTCCGCCCACGAAAATCTCAATGTTTTCGGGGGTCTGCGCCATGAGTCGATCTGAAATCACCGCGTAACCGGCGAGGCGGCGAGGCGACAGGTTAAGGTCCGTCATGGTTCCGGCAACGTCGCCAGCGGCTTCGTTTTCGGTTTTCTTGGCAGGTGCGGAGCCTTGAACGTAACGCGGGATGTCAAGGTTATTGACAAGGCCGGTCAAGACCAATGCGCCAGCTTGCTCAAGAACGCTGGAGTTGTAGAAGTCGCCAAGCAATCCGCGCTTTTCGGTGCCGACAAGGACTCCGCCGTATTGATCGGTGGTGCCTCCGGTAACGGATAGGTTGGCGCGGCGTTCGAGCGTCGGCTTTAGGAGCATGGATGGAAGCGCGAGGCCGGAACCGTTGATACCGGCGGCGCGGATTTCCTTTTCACCTTCAGCGATCATTTCGGCTTCGACGCCGTCAATGGTGGAAGGCTTTCCACGACTCACGCAGTCGAGGTGATGGACGATTTTTCCGAGAGAGAAACCGTTGATGTCCCGTTGTTCGCCGGGAGTTAGGACAGGCGGAAGTTTCGCGGCTTCAGCGAACGAGCGCATTTCAGCGTCGATCACTTTGTTGAGGCCCGAGACTTCGCCTTCGATTCCGGCGAGTTGGGTTTCTTCTTCCGGGGTGAACGCTCGAAGTTCGGTTGTTACCTTGTCGAGGATTTCGCGGCCTTGCTTCATCAGCGCGTTCCGCTTTTCTTGCAGTGCTTTCAGTTTCATATTTTGTTTCAGTTTGTGTTATGCGGTGGCAGGCTGATGTAATAGGCCCAGTCGCCGCTGCCAGTGGCTCAGGGAGTGGTTTTGCGCGGGCGGCTCCGGTGCTTCCGGTTCGTGTTCCGTGCGAAATTCTTCAAGTGATCGGAGAGCAACAGTAGCGTCCGGGTATGCTGGATAGGTGACTGGCGAAACGTCGTAGAGTCGCGCAACCTTGGAGATGGTGCGGGTCGCAATGTATGGCCCTTCACCTTGGCGAGTCTCTTCCCACTTCTGTCCGTCCTTGCTAACCGTGAAGGAGAACGATGATTGATCAACGTCCCCTCGCTTCAGGCTGGTGACAAGATCGCGCCCGACTTGGGTGTCCGGTGCGTCAAATTCATACCATAGGCCAACCGCATCAACCCCGATGGAAAGCGATCCCTCGCCATTCTTGGAGCGTGCGAGGATGGCCGATGATTCGTGGTTGAAAAGAGCGCGAACATCATCCCCTAGAACATCGTCAAACGCTCCCGGCTCAATGACTTCGTAGAACTGATAGTCTGCGCTTCCAAGGTTCTCGCTGCGGCTGTTGAATTTCGCCGCATATCCCCGCACTTTCGGCGCGGTGTCCGATTCAGCGGCAGCGCGGAGTTCAACGGAAGCCGCTAGAAAGCGGGACTCGCGCTCTGGAAGTTTTGGTAAAGTTGGTTTCATGGGTTGGAATGGTTACGCTTCAGCGGCAATGACTTGAATCCTAACGCTCGCGGTGTCGGCCTTGGCATACATGGTCGCGCTTGACGGACTAATCAGGATTGCCTTGCCTGCCAGGATCTTCAGCTTGAAAACGGTTAGCCCGCTATCCCCGCCGATCTCGACAAAGTTCGTGGCGTCAAGGTTCTGAATTAAGACCATCGACGGTGCGCCGCTGATCTCGGCAAAGTCCACGACTTCGGAGCTTGTGCCGATTACCTGCGTTCCTTGCAGCATATCGTCGCCCGCCATCGTGGTGTTGCCGCTTGTTGATTGCGAGACAACCGCGCCACCTTTGCGGGCGGTTAGTTCGAGAGCGTAGTAAAGTTCGTTGGCCATGGGTCAGGGTGTCGGTTCTGGTTCGTTCGGAGTCTCTTTGGCTTGTGCCGCGCCTCCGGTGTTATTGAAGGGAAGGGTGTAATCGTTTCCGATATACTCATCATCGAGTTCGTTTTCATCCAGTCGGCGGCGGATGTCGTTGACGGAATAGACTCCGATGCCGCGCATGGCCTGGAGGAATGCGGCTTGCGCTTCCGGCGCGAGTTCGAGCAAAGCACGACGGTTGAACTTGAAATGAAGTCCGGCCCGCTGTTCATCGCTGGTTAGAAGCGTGTAGTTCAGCGAGTCCTCCCAGTGGACAAGGATCGGATTCAGGCAGATCTTGAGGAAGGACTGCATCATTTCCGCCATGCCCGTCCCCCATGAAGTCGTTTTCGTGGTGTCGTTGATCAGAAACGATGGAATTTGATAGTGCCGGGCAATCTCTTCCAATTCAAAGCGGCGGCTTTCGAGGAATTGAGCGTCAACCATCGTCATGCCGCCGGTCTGCTTAAAGTCCCATCCGCCATGCAACATCGGGACTTTGCCAGCGTTCAACGCGCCCGCTGATTGAGATTGCCATTGCTGCCGCGCATCGTCCAACTGCGGCTTGGTCATTGAGTCTGGAGCGGTTAAAAAGCCGGGAAAGGATGCTCCGTTCTTCATCAACCGGCCCGCCGCTTCGGATTGTGCGATGGAAGTTCCAACGGCATTCCGAAGCAGGCGGACAGGCGACAGTCCGACAACCCCATCAGTGGAAAAGCCTTTGATATGAATAATGTCGTAACGGGTAAGCGGTTGCCGCTCGCCCTGAACGTGATAGGCAACCATCCTTTGTCCTTGAACTTTGCGCGGGTCAACGCCGCAAGGCGAAAGCCATTCGAGTTCAACCGGATCGCCCATGCCGTCGCGGTGGACTCGGCAATATCCGTTTCCGCCCAAGCCTTTCCCGACCTCCATCAGCGTCCGAAGCTCGCTGCCAGTGTGGATTTCTGAAGGTTGCTTGACGACTTGTGCCGATGCGTGATCAGTCACGACTTCGCTGCCTTTATCGGTCTGGCGCATCAGCTTCAGAGGAAGCGATCCGACAAGGTTAGACAGGAGCTTTACACAAGCCAGAACGCCAGCCACTCCGGTTGCACTGGATTCGTTGACTGCTATTCCCGCGCCAGATTGTGAATTTAGAAGGACATGCAACTGCCCTTTCAGCGGGTCGGTCAGCGTGTAGGACGAGGAGAGAGAAGACCGAAACTCGCGCCGGGGAGGAAGCCGAAGAATCGGAACCGCCCCGGCACGTTCGTCCAAACGCGAATCAGCGCCAACATCGCCTTTTCGCGCTCTGAGTATGTTTCCCAACATTCTCCGCACGGACAATCGGTTAACGCAATTTGATTACAAACGCAAGAAAATCTTTTTGCAATCGCTTTGCGCAAAAGAAAACCCCGCTACCAAAAGGAAAAACCTGGGGCAAGCGCAGGAGTTTCCGGCCTGGTAATCGCCCGGCCAATGCAGAAAAGCGAGCCAATGACGGGGTCGATTTTGTTTCTGACCGTCTCCTTGTTCGGGTAGACGTTGTCCTTTTTGTCGGCTTTCCCGGTCACATTCGAGACTGCCCATGCCAAAACCGGATCCCCATTGTGATCAATCGCGCCGTCGCGGATGAACGCATCCAACCGTTTCATCGGCTCGGACATGGTCAGAATTGTCTGCCGGTATTGAACGACGGGGATTCCCTTGAGTCGCATTTGTTCCTCGACTCCCCATGCGCGGGTCGGGTCGGTTAGCGTTTCCTCGACCTTGAACTTCTTCACGATCTCGTCAACGTCGGCAATCACGGTTTCCATGCTCGTCA